ATCTATCCAGAATGAAGATATCTGACGGTAAATACTTAAGCATGACTGACGTGTTTAAATCATTTACCAATAGAGGCGCACAGCAGATAGCGCAGGAAATTTCTGACGGCGCGATACTGGGAGAAACCAACCGACAAATTGCAGACAGGTTGGAACGCTTATCTGGATTACACAAAAACCAAGCCATGACTATAGCTAGAACAGCGACTAACAATGTTGCGACCGTAGCTAGAAATCAGGTAATGCAAGAAAACGAAGACGTTTTAGATGGCTATGAGTGGGTTGCGGCACTAGATAACAGAACAACAATCTTATGCGGATCACTGGACGGTCAGGTTTTTTCATTCAGTGACCCAGACGCACCAAAGCCGCCAGCACACTTCAATTGTCGTTCAACAATTGTCCCAAAGGTAAAGCCAGAGTTTACGTTAGGCGCTGATATCGAAGGCGAGCGGCCTGCCATTGGTGCAGATGGTAAAGAGCAGACTGGCGCAGGCACTAACTACGAGACATGGTTACGCCGACAGCCCGCCGCGTTTCAAGATGAAGTATTAGGCAAAGACAGAGGTAAGCTGTTTAGGGGTAAGAAGCTAAGCCTAGACCGTTTTATTGATGCAAAGGGTAATCCTATTCCGCTTGACCAGCTAAAGGCATTGGACGAGTCGTTTAATATCAAGGCTAAAGCAAGGCCACCAAAAGAGGTGCCTAAAGTTCTGAAAGAAAAAATAACTCGGTTTTCTCTTAAGGATAAAGTCGTAACTCGAGAGTCTACAGTTGGAGATTTTGAAAAAACCATTGAGAGACTGTCGAACGACAGAACGAAAAGCGTTATATACAAAACCAAAAGGCCATCTATTGTTGAAAAAAATGGCGGCGTTTATTATCCATTGCAAGAGTTGCTGGAAAGTTCCCCGCTTAGAAAAGATGGATCAACACTTATACACGAGTATGGCCATCATATAGATCACATGATTGGAGACTCTGTTGGTAAAAAATTTACAGGAATAAGCGCCTCTAGCGATTCATTTGTAAATGCTTTTTTAAATGACAGAAAAAAACTTGGGCTTCATACAAGAAAAACGAGATTTCCAAAGTTAGATGAGTTGGCTGGGCTTCTTGCAAATTCTGAGGTAAAGGTTTATAGCAACAATTTCAAGGAAACTATAAGAAAAGTAAAAAGTCATTATCATGGTCAAATAACAGATATTATTGACGCTATGACAGAGGGTGCTTTTCATAGTTATGGCGTTTCAGGTCATGGTCAAAAGTATTACAAATTTAAAGACAATAGATACAACGAGACATTTGCCCAGATGTTTTCATTACAAGGCGCTCCAGATGAAATAAAAAAGATAGTAAAAGAGCTATTTCCAGAAACGCTCAAGGCGTTTGAGGATATTTTAGATGAGTATATAAAAAATGGAGTAAATACTTATGACGGATAATTCAATATTGGAGAGATATAAGCAAGTGTTTGGAGAATATCCTGTTTTCACGGGAATAAACTTCGATGATGACTTTCCATACGAAAAGCTAATCAATGCCATTGATACTGGAATCGCTTATATAGAGCAAGAAGTTCCAGAAGGTGCTAAAGCATAGATTTGTTTATTTTTGTTAGTAAATGGTATCATTGGCAATGGGGCTTGATTATTCAAGCAAAAGCGGTAGAGCCGCAAACTTGCAAACCAGAGGTGAGCAATGGAGTTCTTAAACGAACTGAATTTAGAAGATGATGTAAAACAGGTTTTAAGCGAAAAGTTACAGGCAGAGCTACAAAGCAAGTTGGAAAGCGAAACGTCTGGGCTGAAAAACAAAGTTGATGAATTGCTGGCCGAGAAAAAGAAGGTACAGCAAGAGCGCGAAGAAGCACGAAGTCGCGCAAAGGCAGAGGCCGAAGAAAAAGCCAAAGCTGAAAATGATTACAAGCAGTTGTTTGAGAGTCAGAAGCAGGAAAGCGATACTCTTAAGCAAAAGCTGGAAGAATTGAACACGAACATTAAGCGTCAGAAAATTGGTACCGAGGCGGCAAAGTTGGCCGCAAGATTGACAAAAGACGCACAGAAGGCACAATTACTGCAACAGCAAATTAGCCAGAGGCTAACGCTTGTTGATGACGAGATCAGGGTTGCGGATGAGTCAGGGCAATTGACTGTTTCAACTCTTGATGAATTGGCAACATCTATTAAGACGGTTTATCCCTTTTTAGTAGATGGTAGCCAAGCCCAAGGTGGTGGAGCCGCACGAGGCCAAGGCGGAGCTGATGGCCAACAAAAGCAAATGAGTAGAGCCGACTTTGATGCTATGAACAACGGTAAACGAGCCGAGTTCATAAAATCAGGCGGTAAAATTTTTGATGAATAAGGAGGCCAACAATGGCTAACGTATTAACTAATCTCGCCGCCGATATTTATAAAGCGGCTGACGTAGTAGGGCGGGAGCTTGTTGGCTTCATTCCTGCTTCAACCATTAACGCTGACGGTTCAGAGCGTGTTGCCAAAGGTGATACCGTTCGTGCGTCTTTCACACGTGCGGCATCTGCTGTAGATGTGTCAGAGGCAATGACCATCCCTGAAGGCACTGACCAAACTGTAGACAACAAAACTTTGTCTATCAGCAAGTCACGCGCTGTACAGATTCCTTACACTGGCGAAGACGTGCGCCACCTGAACAACGGTATTGGTTTTGATACTGTTTATGGTGACCAGATCGTTCAAGCTATGCGCACTTTGTGCAACGAGATTGAAGCAGACTTGGCAACTGAAGCATACACCAATTCTTCACGCGCTTTCGGTACTGCTGGCACTACGCCTTTCGGCTCTAACTTCTCTGAAGTTGCTGAAATTCGCCAAATCTTGGTTGACAACGGTATGCCCCAAAATGATGGACAGGTATCACTTGTTCTTAACACTTTGGCAGGCACTAACCTACGTCAATTGGCGCAGTTGCAGAAAGCTAACGAAGCTGGCGGCACTGACTTGTTGCGTCAAGGAATTTTGCTTGACCTTCAAGGCTTGGGTATCCGTGAATCTGCGGCTGTACGTTCGCACACCAAAGGCACTGGCGCTAGCTACTTGCTAAACGATGCGTCTGCGGCTATCGGCGACACTTCAATTGCTGTAGATGGCGGCACAGGCACTATCCTGGCTGGTGATGTTGTTACCTTTAACGGCGACACTAACAAGTACGTGGTTAACACTGCTTTGTCTGGTGGCTCTTTAGTTATCGGTCAAACTGGTCTGCGCACCGCGGTAGCTGACGATGCGGCTTTGACTGTAGGTAATAGCTACAGTGCAAACGTGGCATTCCATCGCCGAGCGCTTGAGCTTGCGGTTCGTGCGCCTGCTGTTCCTGAAGGTGGTGACGCGGCTGATGATGCAATGCTTATCCAAGACCCTCACTCAGGTCTGGTTTTCGAAATCCGTGTTTACAAGGGATATCGTAAAACTATGATCGAAGTTGCGGCGGCTTGGGGCGTTAAGGCTTGGAAGTCAGACTTTATCGCTACACTGCTTGGCTAAATGTGACAGGGGGGCTTCGGCCTCCCTTCTCACTTGAGGTGCAACATGGAAGAAAAGAAAGTAGTAAAAAAGCGCACAACCAAGAAGGCTGAGTCAGGCCATATTGTCATGGTTCGTGATGATGGCAAAGAAGCAAATGTGCATCCTTCAGAAGTCGAAAACTTCAAAAAAGGCGGCTATCAAGTAAAGGGCTAAATTATGGCGCTGGTAGTAGAAACAGGTTTAATCGTTACTGGTGCTAATACTTACGTGTCGCTTGCCGATTTTAAAACGTGGGCAGATGCTCGCGGTATTACTTACGGCACGGACGAGGCAGTAACACAACAAATTTTTCGTGCTATGGATTATATCGAGTCTTTAAACTTTAAAGGCTTAAAGCACACAGAAGAACAGCCGCTCCAATGGCCTAGAGACATGGTTTATATTGACGGTTATTCGGTTGATTCTGACGAAATCCCAAACCAGTTAAAACTTGCGGTTTACGAAGCGGTGAAGGTGGAAATTGACGGCGACAGCAAGTTGTTGCCTGATGAGCGCGAAGTAATTAGCGAGAAAATCGACAGCATTGCGGTTACCTATAAATCAAACACAGGCATGAAGCGTGCAACGCCTGCTTTGACCAAGGCATTAAACAAGCTAATCGAACCTATGTCTTTGGTATCGCGTGCATGAGTTATAACTACACGCCTTTGCAGTCGTCTGCTGGCCGAATGATTGAAAAGTTTGGTCAATCGTACACATTTACACGTGTAACGGATGGCGCGTATAACCCAGCGACAGGGAAGACTAGCACTAGCTCGGCAACAT